AACTGGGTAAATGAGCCAATGGCATCAATATCCCGTACAAGTCGTTCCTGTACACGGGCGTCTTGCATATTGCCATCAGACTTGAGATGAACAAGCCGTACTGCTTCGTTGTGCAGATACTGTTCTTGAATAACCCGTTTGAAGTCTTTGTTCTTTGTAAGACGTTCAAGGGATACACCCAAGGTAACAAGTTCTTCGGCTTCTTTAATACTCAACTCAAGTTCATCTACATCGTGTTGGCTCATAATAAATCCCAATTACCTTTTGAAGTTCAATAGTGTTAAGCGATCTTGACAATAAACAAATCAAAAACATTTATCACAACTTTTTACGCATCTGCACCAGATAAGTATTTTTTAAGTTCTTTGTTCTGCTCCGCTGACTGTTTTAAGTTGTGTTCAAGTACCTTTGTTTGTCCTTGAGCTTTGGCTTGTTCACCTTGCTTTTGTAAGTCGCGTTGTTGTGTAACACCAGACTCTTGTTCAACGTAATCCAAATCTTTTCTATCGGTATCACTTTGCGTATTACCGGCTTTGACTTTATCCAGTTCAGCTTGTGCCAGGTTTTCAGTGGTACGTGATTTGATTTCATCAATCTTCGCCCGCATCTCTTCCATCTCCAGCTTCTGCATTTCTTGCTGGTGTGGGTCAGGTTTGGGTTCAAACGATTCAATCTTGTGAGCCAGTACTGGCATCTTCCGCAGTCGGCTGATCTCAGTAAGGATGATCTTGCGTAACTCTGGATCTTCACTGGGGCCCAGGGTCTGAAGCATGAAAGCAAGCTCACTGGCTTTCTTTTCATCTTCTTCAGCGGTGGATATGGTCAGTTCAAGATCGTACTTACCGGCCAACTCATCGCGGCGAACCGTCACAAAGTCATCGTTGGTGACGCGAACCACTTCTTCTTCGTCCATGAACACAGCGTTCATTGCAATGAACTTTCTGCCAATGTCCACAAGGCCCGCAGACATCCGGCGCAAGATGCCCATCTCACGCTTGGAGGATGCTTCAAGGGCACCGCGTACACCGGCCGCCACATCGCCAAACGATGCACCAGACACGCCCTGGTCATACGCCTTAACACCGGTCAGAGACTCGGCTTCCATGTTCTGCTGTTGCAGCATGAACTGGGCGCTGTTGGGGATCTCAGGGAAGGTGTGCATGTACATACCCTGGCGAGGATCGACCGTCTGGTTGAACTCGTAGTCCTCACCGTTACGCCACTTGCGCTTGTTCACCGCATCCAACGCGTCTTTACGCATACCCTGCTGACCGTTAGCAGACCGACCCATAATGTCAATCATGCCGCGTGTCACAGCACCCAGAACGTTCTGGTTGTCTTCCAACAAAGCACCGTCAGGTTCGCCGTGTGTGGCTTTACGCTTAGGTAAGTAGTGAACAATCACGAAAGGTATTTCTTTATCAGGAAACGGGTTCTTTTCCATGCGGATAAGCTGGTTACCCACCCACGCCGCTACAATAGGCTTAACAACACCAGTACCGTCAATATCCCAATATCCCCAATATTCATAAACGATAATTTTCTTACGGGGCTCATCGTTAAACGTAAAGCTGTACGAATCATCCGAGGCGTGATCTGGGTCACCCAGAGGTGAGTTATCACTAGGATTAATCTTTTTGAGGTTTTTGTACTTGCCATCTTTTTCCAACTCCGACAATGAAGACTCAAAACTGTAAAGAAGAAAGCCTGCTTTAGTCAGGTCGCCTTTACACGTTGGATCAATAATGACGTTGCGGTAATCGCACACTTCAACCGTGGGACGGTTCTTGACCGTGCGGGTGCGTGTTTCTTCTTTTTGTCCTGTGACTTCAGGGCGAATAGGTTGACCATTCTCTACAGTAAGGTCATGAGCAATGCGAAGTTCTTCTGGTACATCGGTGTGATACGCATTGGGGTTTTCTTGTTTCAGTTGAGCAAGTTCCTGGTGCAGTTCTGCTGACGCTGGATCAACAACGTACTCCACTTGTGGAAACGTATCGGTGTACTCTTCCTCTTCAAAGTCCCAACCCACACGACAAATGATCGTGCCTTCATCAACGCCGGTACGCACGTACTCGTCGATGAATTTGACTTTGTTAATAGCGGTACGGAACTGACTGTTCAACAATGTCTGGTTTTGTACCGCACCTGGTTTGTCTTCCCAGGTAATGGGCGCCACTTTAAACAGGTCGTCTGTACTTAGGAACGGTTCAGACAATGCAGCGTAACGCCACTCGGCTTGTTTACGAATCAGCTTAGGGACAATCTTGGATCGACCAGGCACCGCTTTTATTTTAGCTTTGCCTTCGACGTTCAGGTTGTCTAAGTAACCTGTGATTTTAGACACCTGTGTATCGTGATCTGGTTGAGCTTCGTTAAGATCAGATTTTAAGTCTCGCAGTGTGGGCTCGTTCTTCCACTTAGTAAGCGGTTTAGTAGACATCTCTGGATCGTATTGCTCTTCAATATCAGCCATAAGTATTTAACCCTGTGTCATGTACAATTCCGTACATGGTATGCAATTAAACAAAGGAGTGCCGAAATGAATATCAAACCAGTACACGACAACTTTAAAATGCCTGTTAAAGCATCCAACGGTGCGGCCGCGTATGACTTGTACATGCCTGAAGGTGGAACATTGTTTGGAAGTAACCCCATCGGTGTGTTTGCAGGATTAGGATTTAAAGCCGCCGTACCTCAAGGACACGTTGCGTTATTGTTACCACGTTCAGGTAAAGGCGCTAAGAATGGCCTGTCTTTAAATAATACCGTGGGCGTTATTGATCCAGATTACCGAGGTGAATGGATGGTATGTTTACGTAACCGCAATGAACGTCGATTTGATTGGGAAGCCGATGATCGATTGGTTCAGATGATTGTGGTTAAAACAGAAGAGCTTGACTTAATGTTGGTCGATGATCTTGAAAGTACTGACCGTGGCCTTGGTGGCTTTGGTTCAACAGGAGAGTAAGCATGGAAGGTTTTACAGAGTATGAAAGTAAACCTGTCACGCGACTAGCTTACCGCATTACCGGTAATGAAGTTATTCAGGCAATTGATGCCAACACATTTGTGATTGCTATTGAATACACCAACGTTACATTTAAAGCACATGAAACGTTTTTCCCTGGTGATTACATTGTTCACTTGTCAGAAGACGATGTGTACCACTGCCGGCAAGCCGTATTCCACGAACGGAACATTGTCTAAGTACGGGATTGGCCCCGCTAGGGGCCATCCCTGCTTAGACCCAACCACCTTTTGCAAACTTGTTCATGCCCCCCGTCTGACTGATTTCAAACCCTGACAACTCCAGGCGCTGACACGCTTGCTCGTACTTGGCCGCGTAGTTGTTGCCCTCATGGAAAGTCTCAGCCATGCCCACAGGGTTCATCACGCGGCTGGCCACGTACAAGGTTAAGGCTTCCAAATGGGTGTACGGCAGATCAATCTCTGTCCGGTCCAGCGGCAAGTATTTTGCCATCATATCCAGTGGCAGATGATTGGCTCGGTAAAACACCTCCAGCACCGGTGACGCCAGTTTCTCGTACAACGTCAGCGGTACACTCAGTGTCCGGTAGTCGGGCGTGTGCAGCGACTCAGGCTCTCCCAAGACATTGATCAAATACTCATCGTTTACCAGATCGCGTACCGCTTCGATGCGTAGCAGGTCTGGCTCATCTATCCGGTAAGTGCCCGTGCCTGGAACCAAATTCACAACGTGCGTGCGTTCCTTCAAAAAGAACCGCGTGTGCAGCGCCGCAAGACCCATGGTCACATGAGTGATCAGCATGGTCTTCTGGCGTTCGCCCAATTCACCTTCACTGGTGTCGGCCATAAACGCATTTCGCAGCTCGCCGTGACTGAGCTGGTCTATCACATCTTTCAAATTCATAATCTGGCTCCGGTATTAAACAACGTAGGAACTCATGGGTGAGTCCGGCTCATCTTCGTCTTCCATACTCCAGATTCCGTCCTCATCCTGCTGAGATAAATCACCGGTCTCACTGGGGCGCCAGGCGTTCATCACAGCCAGTTGGCTGATGGTGTCTATGAAGTCATCGTGCTTGGAACGAAAGCCACTCCTGGACGCGAGAGACAGCTCATTGATTGCCTCTAACAAGGGCGCCGTAGCTCTTTTTTCAATTGGGAAGAACACCTTGTGCAGTTTGAACTGCGGAACCATGACGTTGAACCGTTCCAGTTTGCCCGTTCCAGGGCGTAACCCAGGCTTGCTTTTGTTGTTCTCAGAAGCCAGCGCAAAGTACACGTTACGGTACATCATCTCGTTCATGATCCAGGGTATGAAACCGCCTTGCTGCCCACTCACTTCCACACCCACCGACTGCGGCCGGTATTTCTGAGCCAATCTGAACAGATCATTCACGCTTTGATCCATAAGCTGACGTTTGCACACACCGTCCACCCACAACCAGTCCCCGTTGTTGTTGTGCGCCCACACAGAAAGTACCGAGAAGTCGGCTTTCTCTTCTTCGCTGGTAGCAAAGTCTGTGGTGATGTAGAAGTTGAACAGTGACTGGTTACGCAGCACATTGTTGATTGAGTACCACATGATCTCGTTGTCTTGGATCAGACGGTCTTCGTCCGACATGATCCGCAACATCAACTCCTGGTTAAAGGTGTCCACCTTTCCCAGTAGCACAGCTTTGTCGTACTGCTTCTTCACATACGAATAGGGGAAACGGTCTGGCCAGCTTCCACGGAAGTCTTCTTCTGAACATGGGAACTGTTCACACACAGGAAACACGTTGACCTGCCAGGCGCCGGACTCAACCGCTTTGTACAGTGGGTCTTTCGCGTTGAACGGTGTACCGGACCAGATCATCATGTTGCGTGTCGGGTGCAATGCGTACTCAACGGCTTTGTACACCGTGTCTTCTACGGCACCGATCACCGTGGTGGAGCGTGCGTCTTCATCCGAGATCAAGTCATCCATTACCGCCAACTGCGGGCGTATGCCCATCTCCTTGGCACCACGCACACCGGTCTTGGCACCGTACCCTTTGACAATGAAAATCTTGCCATCGGCGTTGTGGAACTCCCAACGGATGTCAGTGAACCTGGCAATGGGGATGTACTCCAGCAAGAACTCTGAGTTATCGCGCCGGAACTCCAGGTTCTTCCGCATGTTCTTTACGCCGTTCTCGATCGAGTCCGACACGTACAGCGCCAGGTCCACGCGACCGAACACAGACAACGTGCCGTACACCGCAATGTACAAGAACAGGTACTCACCCATCACCGTGGTCTTTGCAATGCCTCGGTGACACAGGTTCACAATCCGCGTGCCACCGTCTGAAATAGTGTCCAGCATGTGGTAATGAACCAGGGGCGTCAGGTGTTCCTCACCCTGGGCCCCATTGACCAACTTAATGAACGTCACAAACTCAATGGCAAAGTCTGACGGTACATAGCTTGGATCAGGGGCGTAACTCATAGCGTTGAGGTAATCCTCAACACCCATGATCTCTTGAAGGACTTCTGCTACAGAATCAATCACGATATAGCACCGGCTCTTCCTCGGGCGCTATCCCCTCGTGTGTGCAAGATTGCCCGTAAGCTGCGTACTCATTGCAGATGATGTAAAGCTGATCCAGTTTACGTTTGTACGCGGCGATGCTGTGTTCAAGAGCTTTAACACGGGCAGTGGAACGTTCCAATTTATAGCGGTAAAAGAACACAGTGTTCAGCAGCAGATCAGCAAGCCATTCAAGCCGCCCACTTTTTACATACAAAGACTTGTTAAGTTTTGCCCACTGGTACAGTTTAGTGATCATCTACGGTTTCTCCGGTTACGTTATCGAGTGTGAGTTTGCTGTGTGCGGCTTCCTGTGCGCTGATGGAACCAGACTGAATACCGGTACGGATCTGCGCTGTCAGGGCATTGGTGGCTTCACGCAGTGCAGAGATCGAACTGTCTTCAGACGTGGACACCTGAAGCTCAACTTTCTGGGTCTCGGGCATCTTTAGGTGAGTCAACAGATGGGCAGCAGAATCACTGCGTACCTTTTCGCTACTGGCGTCGTTCATCAAGCCGGCCAGTACGTTGATCGCCTCTTGTGCCTTATCCTGGTTCAACACCCAGGTAGGAATCAGCGACTGCTCCATGATCAGCGATACAAGCTTTGACTTGTTGTACGCCGTGACGTAACTGGCCATATCCTTTGCTGCCACACCCCGTGCGGTCCAATCAACAATCTTGTGTGGGAACGTCGCCGTAAACGCACCCATGTTGGTTTTACCCATTAACTTCTGGCTCACGTACTTCACGGCTTCCACATAGTTCGTTAACTTGAACCGACCGTCTTTCATAACGTGTGCATACGACAGCATGTTCTCCCGATAGACTTCGTACATATCAGGGTCACCCAGAACCAGATTGATCTTATTAATCAGTTCCTGGTTAACAGACTTCTTAATTCTTGCGGGTAACGCTTCCTTAAACTGCTCGATACTGAGCGCGTCCATATACAGTCCCAATCCATATAATAAATAAGGTTCGACTATAAAAGACTGGTTACTATATTGCAGAGAAAAAAGAACCCCGCATTGAGCGAGGTTTGTAATGGTTAAACACCAAAAGGATTAGAACACGTCCATAAAGAACGGCCGAATGTCCATAGTCCATTCATTGTGTTGATCCAGTAACTCCATCACTTCACCAAACGCTACCCTAGAATTAAGTACCGAGGGCACCCATTGGGCTTTCTTGTTCTGTGAAATAGCATAGCGTTTACCAACACCAATGCACCCTGCAAGGTCGTCCATCCAATTGGCGGGATGCAACATAATAAAGGTCCGGTCAATGACATCGGTGACTTCCCACCCTTCCTGATACTGACCACCACTGGTTCGTGACACCACGGGAGAGTGACGCTTCTCCAGTGTATAAATACCATTAGGAATACAGGACACATACGCTTCATTGTCTAACCACGGCCTTTCAATTGTGTAAACGGATTCACCAGTAGGAAACTGCAAACGTCCAAACGTACCCCAGGGTGTAAACGCATCGCGTGTTAATACCAAACTGTTACTCATAACCTCTCTCTCATTAGTTAATGGATCGCGGCTATGTATACCAACATTATAAATAATATTTTGGGAAATGATAAAAGAACGGTTCAGGTTTTTGACAAAATCATAATTTGGGTACGGAAGCATATCTGACAGTTGCGGGACAATAAAACCAAACCACCCCCCCCCATAGACCGGATCACCGGTGTACCTACCACACCCGCTACTGCCCTACTACTCCACTGTCGTGAGACCAATGGATATTCAATTCAATCAATGAGTAATCATCATGTTCGCAGCCTTCAACAATATCTGGCAAGCCATCGCTACCATCGCCTTCATGTTCAACAGAACTGCTAACGCAATGGATCACCTCGCACGTTACGCCGAGGTATCCTCAAAGAACTGGGCTGACCAAGCCCTACTCGACCAAAAGGTCATCGACTCCACCGAAGGTGAAGAACCTTCACCAGAACCTACTAAGTAAACCTACGCTCTCCCTCACGGGAGAGCTAAGTTCTCTCTACACATAAGAGACTACACATATACTACCTCTACACAACCTACACACTCTGGAGACAGTGAGGATTGTAAAGGAGAGACAGAGGACCGGAGTTAACGCAGCAGTGACAGATACACTCCGTGTATGTTGGTGATGATGAGGCATGACCTCACTTAACCTTAGTTGATATACAGGTGACACACATGACCACACCCAAGCTCAGACTCCACACAGTACGCGCTACGCACATGTATCACGCTTACCCTACGTTGGGTGAGTATCTATCCAACAGCAGCAATGACAGCGTTCACAGTACGCGAGAGGGAGAGGTTGAATCTACCAGTCTTACTAATAATGGTTCACTATCATCCGACTCCGATACTCTATCTTCACCCAACGTCATACCTATGTTTAGACGATAGGTTAACTCTATCCCTATCTTCTCAACTATAGTCCAACTCCATGTTGAGAAGTTACCTAATACTAAGAGGCGTTCTGTAACTCTCAACTCTTGAGTGTCTACCAGGTCGAACTTCGTTCGCCCACTCCAAGGGATTACTACGGGCTGTCGCCAGAACAGT